CATGAGTGATATTCTATTAGAAAAAATAAATTCAGTATGGTGTCGTGTTAAATGTGATCCTGGTATACAGGCAGAATTATCACAGCTATTCGAATTTGAAGTTCCTGGAGCTAAATTTATGCCATCCTATAAATCTAAAAAATGGGATGGCAAAATACGTTTATTAAAACCTGCTAAAGACGGTCCTAAAATATACGCTGGGTTATATCACCATATAAAACAATATGCTCTAGAAAAGAATTATTCATTTGATTCTGATTTTGATTGGTCAACTGTTCCTCCAAAAAATTTCCCAATAAAAGGATGGTATAGCAAAGGTAAAAAAATAGTTCCTCATGATCACCAATTAAAAGCAATATATAAATCATTACAAACAAAAAGATCTATTTTCATTTCACCCACGGGATCAGGTAAGTCTTTAATCATTTACACTATAGTTAGACTGTTAAGTGAATTAGTTGATAATAAAATTGTCATACTAGTTCCTACTATTTCATTAGTCGAACAGTTATATTCAGATTTCGAAGACTATTCAAACCATGATGGATTCACAGAAAATGTAACTAAAATTTATAGTGGATTAGAAAAAGAAAAAAAGAAGATCATTATATCTACATGGCAATCATTACTCAATATGGAAAAAAACTATTTTCATGATATTGATGCAATAATTGGAGACGAAGCACATCTTTATAAAGGAAAAGAAGTTTCGAAACTTTTAGAAAAGTTTATTAATGCTGAGTATAGATATGGATTCACTGGTACATTAGATGGATTAGAAGTGAATGAATTGATATTAGAAGGATTATTTGGACCTATAGTTAAAGTAGCCACTACCACAGAACTGATATCCGAAAACAAGTTATCTGATCTAAAAATCTTATGTATGACTTTAAATTACAGTGATGAAGAAAAAAAGAAAAGGTTTATCCAATTTGAGGATGAAGTCAGATTCCTTATCTCTCATGAAAAAAGAAATAGATTTATTTGTGATTTAGCTGATTCTACTAAAGGCAATACCTTAATACTTTTTTCTAGAGTAGAAGCACATGGTAAGTTACTTTATAATCAACTAGTATCTAATAAAAAAAAGAAATGTTATTACATAGACGGTAGTACTCCAGCTGAAGAAAGAGAAATTATAAGACAATCCATTGACAAAGAAAAAGACATAATCATTGTTGCTAGTTCTCAAGTATTTTCTACTGGCATAAATATTAAGTCACTCCGTAATATTATTTTTGCTTATCCATCTAAATCCAGGATAAGAACATTACAATCAATAGGTAGAGCATTACGATTACATGATGAAAAAGAAAATGCTGTAATATACGACATATCAGATGATCTAGTAGGAAAAAGACCTAATTATACTTGGAATCATTTCTTAGAAAGATTGAAGATATATGTTCAAGAAGATTTTAATTATACCATAAAGAAAGTAGAATTGGAGAAATTATATGGAAAATCTAATTATTAATCCTAATAATGAAAAAGATAATGAGACAGTAAATAGTGGATTCTCTGTTCCTCAATTTAATCCTTCAACTGTACAATATGACAGAAATATACCAACAACAGTTGAAGAAGCTATGCAAGAAATGGATAAAAGAGTAATACAGATAAGTCAACTAACAGGAGGTCAAGTTAACTTTAAGAAAGTGGTATATGAACTATTAGTAGACTTTGAAGAAGGATTATCTAATAAATCACCTATAATTATACCATCAATGAAATTATTATAATAACTTGAAAGGACATAGATATTATAATAATATCAACAAAGTTTGTCAAGTGTTTTTTTAAAAAAAAGTAGTTGACAGGATATATTTTTCATAGTAAACTATGAATATGAACAATTCATTTGATATTAATACAAAAGACTTACTAAGAGAAGTCAATCGATTAGTCCATGTTGGAGGATTAGATTATATTGAAGCAACAATTCATTATTGCGAATCACAAGGGTATGATATTGAATCTTTAGCTGACGTTATTCCTTCCTCGTTGAGGTCTAACATCGAGAGCGCAGCAAGAGCAAAAAAGTTATTGAAGCCACAATTTAATAATATCAATGTGTTGCCTTTATGAATTTGGAAGAAAGATCATATACTTATTATAGATATTATCTCGCTGTCAAGCTTCATTTTGATCCTAAATCAAATTACAACTTTTTCAAAAGTGCAGGAAAAACTAGATCTTCTTTAGCTTCATTTAAAGCTAGAAATGATTCTTACTTTTTTACAAAAGCTGCAAATATAATTGCTCTAGAAACATATCTAGAAAGATTAGTAACAGCAGCAACTTTAAATCATAACTTTTTTATTCGTGATATCTTCAGTAAAGATGTAGTAAACAAAACCTTTGCAAGAGTAGGATATCTCGAAAATATTGAAATGCACTTTAGAAAAGATCTATCACTAATACTAGGAGAATGTTTAAAGAAATCTATTTCAAAAGAAAAGTTATTTTCTAACAATTTAAATTTGCTATTTAATTTTTACATCAAAGAATTAATCAAAACTGAAACTATGATTTTGTTGTTAGAATGTATAGACTCTATTGATTTAGATTTAGATGATCCTTTAACAAAACATTCATTTGCTTTCTTCATGAAATACAAACCATTTATTTCTCGAAGATTTCCTCCGCAGGAGAAGTTGAAAGAAATCTTGAATAAGGAGTTTACATTATTAGATTGATATGCTATAATAAATATTAATATGTCAAATAAACAATATAACAACCATGATGATGAAGATGAAGATTTTGAATTTTTAGGATCAGGGCCTGAAGATCCCGAATCTGAAAATGTTCAAATTACTCCAGAGCATATATTATTATCTATTAAATACAGTATAGATAATTTAAAAACTATACAAAAGTTTTGTTTATTATTATATAATGGATTTATTGAAGCAAGTAATAAATATGAAGAACTTAATGATGATAACTATCAAAAAGAAACACAAATAAAACTTCTTACCAAAGAACTAAAATCATTATATTCAGAAATAGCTAGTTTAAATGCAGAAATAGAAAAGAATAAAATAGAAAAGGAGAAAGAAAACAATGAACTTTGCAGAACTGAAGAAACAATCTAATTCAACTAATATTGAAAAATTAGTCAATGAATTACAAAAACAAAATAAATCTTATGTTGATGATCGATTTTGGACATGTCCGATTGACGACAAAACAGGAAACGGTACAGCTATTATTCGTTTTTTACCAGCTAGCCATGATAATCCCCTTCCATGGGTAACTTATTATCATCATTCATTTCAAGGCCCTGGTGGTTGGTATATTGAAAATTCACGCACAACAATAGGTGAATCTGATCCAGTAACTGAAATTAACTCGGAACTTTGGGCAACTGGAATTGAAGCTAACAAAGAAATTGTTAGAAAACGTAAACGTAAGCAATCTTATGTTTCGAACATTCTAGTCATTGAAGATCCAAAGAATCCACAAAATGAAGGAAACGTATTTCTTTATCGTTATGGTAAGAAGATTTTTGGAAAAATCCAAGAAAAGCTTCAACCTGAATTTCAAGGAGATCAAGCAATTGATATTTTTGATTTTTGGCAAGGTGCAAATTTCAAGCTAAAAGTAAAGAAAGTAGAAGGATATCCTAATTACGATTCTTCATTTTTCGAAGCTCAGACTCCCCTCCTAGAAGGAGATGATGAAAAATTAGAAGCTTTGTGGAAAACTCAATATAATTTATCTGAGTTTGTTGATCCAAAAAACTTTAAGTCATATGCTGATCTTAAAGCTAGAATGGAAAGAGTATTAGGTATGAAAAAAGCTTCTGCTGGTCCTGAAACTCCTGCACCTGCTATGCCTATTGCATCTAAATCAGAAGATAATGATGATTCTACTCCATGGAGTGATAATGATGGAGATGACGATGCTCTTAACTATTTTGAAGGATTAAAGAACAGATAAATAAAATGCAAGTAGATCTCAATACTTTTAATAAATTAATACAAAAACCAATTATATATATCTTATTGAGATCTACTTCTTCGACCAAACATGTGTCACTTTGGGATATAATTAAATCTCAGAGTGACACATTAATTATTAACGTAGAAGAAAATAAAGATTTAATGACATATCTTAATGTCAGAATTCTTCCACTATTATTAGTATATGTTGATGGTCAATTAGACAAAACTTTTACTGTAAAAAACATTTCCGAATTAATAGAGTATGTCAAGAGCAGAACAATTTAAAAATATATCAATAGCTATATTCTTTTTGGTATCATCTTTTTGTATATACAATCTTAATAACTTCTTGCAACATAAAATAACTTCACTGGAAAAAGAAGTGATTGCTACTAGGAATATAAGTTTAAATGAAATAAAACTCTTGAGAAAAGATACTTTTAATTATTTAATTGACACAACAAATAAAATAGATAACCATGTTTCTTTTATAGAAACAAATACTTTCAGTGAAATTAATTCTTAAGGAAAGAAACTTTTAATAGCATTGATGTTATTGAAAGTGATATAATGAGTCGCATAGATAATATGCAATCTACTGTGGACATTATAGCGAATGATTATTCAACCATTCCAAAAAATATAAATAATTTATATCAAAGATTTGATTTACAAACAGATTGTGATGTAAATGATCTTTGTTGGCAAAATATGACAAGTGATTTATTGATTGATACTAGGAATGTAATGAGAGATGGATCTGTCACTTTCCGTACAGTGAACAGTTCAGTCCCACAAATTACTCAAGATGTTTCATTAATGACTAATACTATTAGTGATTCTACTCCTATAATCACTCAAAATATAACAGAAATTACTGATAATGTTAATAAATTAACAAAACCAAGATGGTATCAAAAAGTAATATCCTATGGATTAGGAACACTTGGAATTGTGATCGCAGCTAAATAATAACGAGGTATAACGAGGTACTACAATGAACAAAATAAAATCATTTTTTAATAGATTAGTCAAATTGTTTTCGAACGAAACCGCAGAAGCTTTACTTAATGTTCTAGAGTTTTTATCACCTTATGTTAATAAGGCTTATCCTATTGTTAAAAAAATAGCAGAATTAACTCCTACCAGAATTGATGATGAAATTCTAGTTGCTTATGATTATTTTGGATTTAAAGATGTATTCGATCCAAATATAGATAAGGTTGAAGCACTAAGAAATCTAGCTAGACTAGTATTAAAGAAAGAATCAAAAGAACCAATTAAAGACCATGTTGTGAACACTGCTATTGAATTAGCATATTCTCAATATAAAAAACAAGGATAATTATATCATGCCATTCAAAGGAACTACTTGGAACCAGTTCTTGAATGGGTTAGCATCGGACGGCGGAAATTTATTAATATTAATTTTTTGATTATTAGTCTGTGTATACTTGGAGCATTCGGTTATGGTGATGCTTTCCATCAAGTTGAATTAATTGTGGCCGCATTATTAGGCTTTATCAGAGGAAACAAAGAACCCCAAGAGGGAAAATAATTATTTTCCCTCTTGTATTGAAAAGGAGATTATATTATGAATTTAAATTATTATAAGCAATATGAAGATGTATTAGATCCTAAATTCAGTACAGAAGGAGCAGCATGTTTTGATATACATGCT